ACATACAGATTGAGGTTGTCCTGAATGAACAGGCCGCGTACGTAGCTGGTTACGTCAACGCTGACGACCTCGCTGTCATTGGTTGTGTCAATGACTACCGCCCGGTCGTAATTGGTAATTGCGATCTTGCCAATGCGGAAGCGAGAACCGGAATAGAGCTTGACGCCGTAGTCGGTTGCCAATGCAAGCTGCGCCTGCTGGCTTACCGCCGTCAGCTTAATCAGGCCAATATTGATGTCATCGCCGGTTGCGATAATGCCATAGGGCCGCGTCACGCCCGATGGAATTTCCACCGCGATGGCATCGGCACTAAACCCGGCAGGAATCGTGACCGCTGGGATGCCGGTCGATTGCGACTTTGTGAACCGAAGCGTAGCCCCGTTGGTCCGAACGGCAATTGAGGGGAACGCCAGCGTATCCTGCGCAATCGCATAAATCTTGTCGGCAAAGTTCAGCGGGACACCGTTTGCCAAAGCCACCGCCGCCGCTGCGACAATCGCCGCGTAATCGTCCGTAGTCCCGTTGCCGACCGCGCCGTAGGTTTCTGGTGTGACGTATTCCAGATTAGGCCCCGGCCCGATGGGATCGAAATCAAAAAGCTGGCGCGAGCCATCGGCATTCGTGCATACCGCGCGATACGAAACCGTCTTGCTCAGATACATGGCAGGAAACCACCCGCCGCCATCCGCCACAACGGGATTTGACAGCGGTGTGGTTAGCGCGCTGTCCGCATAGACCGATGCAAGGGTAGTTGTCCCCGTCTGATAGAAATAGAGCAGGGCACCGGAATACGGCACGCCGGTAGCATCCGTTGCCCGAGCAGGGACGGTGAAGCGTTCAATCATTTGGGAGCCCCAAAAGAAAGGGGGCGCAATGGCCCCCGGTTTGTGCTAGATTTTGCGCGGTGTTTATTTGTTGACCGTGCTTGCCTGAATGCCCGTTGTCGCGGCTGCGGTTGCCCCAGGCAGCGCACCAAGCAACGCATTCTGCCCGCGCTGGTTGGCGGTCAAAGTGGCGGTGTTGACTTGGTTCATAGCCTTAAGGAAATCATTCGGATTCGACGTGAAGAGAAGAGACGCCGCATCCTCGCGCGCGCGCTGTCCGGCCTGTCCCGCACCGTACCGCATAGCCCCCTGAGCCTGCCGGATGCCGTGGTTAAGCAGGAACTCCTTGACACCACCGCCGCGCCCGAAATGCCCCGCAGCATCAATCCCAAGCGCGGCATTGTTGCTCTGGTTTTCCAGAAGATTGCCCGCCGTGGTTGAACCCCCAGTGACCTTGTTATAGGTCACATTCATTTGCTGTTCTCGTTCCAGCGAGCGCATGAAGTTTTCAAGGTTAGCCTTGCCCCCGGCAGCTTCCGCAAGGGCATCGCGCTTTGCACCCGATCCTACCAGCGTGCGAACAACGTTCACGCCGTCATTCGCTTCCGCCGCTTTTTGGGCAAGCGCCGAGCGCATACCAAGCCAGAACTGGTCCTTTTCCGCTTGGCTCATATTCGACACACGGGCACGGATTTGATTGGCTGGCCAATTTAAGGCATCGTTGCCGGTGTTAAGCGCTTCTTTCATCGATGCAGGACCAGCATAGGCTGCGCGTGCCGCCGCATAGTCGGAGTTTGCCTGATCCACGCGAGACAGAAAATCCCGAAGCGTATTGTTGACCGCACGCCCCTGCGTATCAAGATTGAGCTTTCCGCTAGTGGGGTCGCGATAGCCCTCCACAACGTCATCAAGCCCGCGCTTGATATAGTCAAACGTCTGCCACGTAGGAGCCGCAACCTCTTTCTGCCCATAGGCTTCAGGCGGAGGCGACTGATAATCAAACTGCCCAGCGGAAACGGACGTGTCCCTCACAGGCACACTGCCATCGGTAAACCGCGCGTCACGAAGGGCATTGTTTTGTTCGGTATGCGCCGCAAACTGCTCCACGATGCCCTGATCTTCGGGCAGGAAATGACGATTCCAGCCTTCATGCGTGCCGCGCAAAGCGTCCAGAAACTCATTCACCGAAGGCCGGTCAGACAAGTGCGGGAAATACCCCGCCTCCCATGCCGCATGAGCCGCATCGTCCAGTGTGCGGCCATTGTTATGCACCAGCGGCCCAAAGCGCGCCTCTTGCCCGACAAACGGCATCCCACGTCGAGCCGCATTGTTGAGCCCCATTTGGCCAAGCTCGCCATTCTGATCGCGCAAACCGCCATTTTGACGCAGCCACCCAACCAGATCGGTAGGCCCAACCTTTGAGGTAGTGCCCCCGTTGTACGTGCGAACACTGGTACGCGGCAGATCGGCAGACGGGTTGCCCATAGCGACCGGTTGATAACGGCCCGTCTGCGGTGCAAGCCCGACCTGCCCGGTATCGTCCACGATGAAGCCAAGCTCTTCAGGCTTGCGCCCCTCTTCCGCTGCAATCGCCCGCGCGTTCTGAAGAGCCTTTTGCATTGAGGGGCGATTCATCAGGTCGGCAATCGACTGATGGAAGTCCAAAGCACCCGGTGCCTGATACGCCTTGTCATAAAGCGGACCCGCCGCAGCCTTTGCCTCATCGTGGAGCGCCTGCGATGCCGCAATAGGATCGGTGACAGGTCCAAGGTCACGCGAGATCGCCGTCTGCACCCGCTGCGATTGGCTTGGCACGGTATTGGTCCCAAACGGGTTATCACCAATCTGTCGATCACGAACCGCATTAAGGCCAATGTCCCGAGCAGTGCCCGGTTGCCGTGCCACGTCCGCAGCAAGCGCCCGCGTGTTATCGCCCATATCGGCCAGCATAAGCGGCTGCCCGTTGGCAGAAGCGGTTTGCATCTCTTGCGCCGCTTCAAACGGATGGACGTTATCTTCGCCTAACTTCTTGGCGACCAGACGCGCGCCCGTCATGTTCGGATTGCTCGGTGTGAAAGCATTTGCCACACGGCCCACTACAGTAGGCTTTGCAGGCGATAGGGCATTGACCCCCGGCAGAACCGGACGCACGCCTACGAGCCTTTCAGCGGCATTCTGCACGGTAGTTGCACCCGCACCAGGAAGCGCGCCGCCGAGAAGCTGCGCACCGAAGCGAGCGACTTGGCCAGACGTGCTTTGCGGAGTGGGCGCAGCCCTTTCAATCAAGCCGCCAATGGTGACGGGATGATTGAGCGCGCTGGCGTAACGATCCGATGTCGCAGCATACGATTTGTCGCCAGTAACCGCGCTGGCAAGATGCCCCGCCCCCTGAACACCGTAACTCATCGCACCGGCAGCCGCGTGCGTCACCGCATCGGGAATTGACACAAGCCCTTGAGCGGCACCCGCGACATTATTGACGGTCGCGTTCCGCACGTCATTGAACCAATCGCCCCAAGTGCGCGGCTTCGGCTGCTGGGGTGCCTGCTGCTGCGGACGGCTCTGCGCAATGCGCTGCTTGACCACACGGTCAATGACGGCATCAGACGTTTCATCGGGAAATTCGAGAACCGTGCCGTCAGCAAGGTGCGCTTGCTTGCTCATTGGATACGGTTTCCTTGTGCATCGTAACTGATCACATTCGGCAACCCGCCACCGCCGCCCCTAATCCGCCCCAACGTGTCCGCGCGCTCGCTCTCAAATGCCTTGCGCCGGTTTTCCATGTCGGTTTTGAGCGTGGCCACGACGCCCGCAATCTGTTGCGGTGACTGCGCCGTGTTCAGAACCTCCCGCGCGTGTTCGCGCAAGCTGTCCGTAGGCGTGCCGCCGCCCATGACCTTCGCGTACTCATTGACGAACGTGTCGAGCGAGGCCGCAAACTTGGCAATGCTCGGGTCGCCGTTCATCGTGTTCCAATGGTTTTTCCAGCCATTGAAAATCGTGATGTTCCCGTTGCCAACCTTGCTGGCCAGAGACAGCGCCAAGTCTGCGTTGCGTTGCGCCGCGCCTTCCGCCGCACGTACAATCGTCGCCTGCTTTTCCAATGTCGCCAGCGAGCCGGTATCGGCATGAAGCGCAGCCTTACCGGCCAGCACGTCCTTAGGCGTCAGCCCGCGCTCCTGCATCACCCGCTGGATTGCATTCGTGATTGCCGCCTGAGCCGCCTTGTTGCGCGCCATGCCGGGAAGCGGAGTAAGCGAACCCGCCGCAATAGCACTTTCCGCTTCCTGGCGGATCGCAGCCTGACTAAGCCCACCAATCGCACCGCCGCCATCAGGTGCAGCTGCCATTTTTTGATTAGTCCAAATCTGAAAACCCCGAACAGTCATGTTTTTAAACTGTGGATTCGCAGCAATGACCGACTTAGACAAAATTGAGCTTAGGCCAGCATCAGGCGATGCCTGCAAAACGCGGATCGCATCACCCGCGCCCAAAATATGCGCAGCGTATACATTTCCCGGACTTGGATTGATACCCGCAGCCTGCAAAGCCTGCTGATTACCCTGCGTAAAATCCTGCATCATTCTGGTTTCAACGCCAGAACCACGCTGCGCAAGAATTTCCTTGTCACTCATTCCAGCTTTTTCGGGAAATGAAGCGCGGAATTGCCGGATGAACGTCCCGTTAGTAAATTGCCCAATACCACTGGCTGACGAATTGGGGTTTTTCCCCGTTCCTTCAACTTGAATAATTTGGTCTACTAGATTTCCGCCAGATTCACCGAGCGCCCCCGGCGAGTAGACAATCTGGTGCGTAACCGGATCAATCATGTTGCCGGTCATCGGGTCAACGATTGGCTTATGGGCTTCATACTGTGCGCGCTGCGAGCCAGTTTGCGCATTGATAAAGCCGGTCTGCGCGTTCAACTCTTCAATACCGAATTGACGCTGCTTATTGGCCTGTTCGATCATGCCGACCACGCCAACGGCTTGCCCGATGAACCCCTGCAATTGCTGGTCGGTAAGCCCGCCCTGAATGGCCTGATTGATCTGATCGACCGTAACGCCGTGCTGCTGAAGATACGTTGCGTTCTGGGTCAGGATTGCCGCGCGCTGTGCCTGCGGAACTGCAAGCAACTGCTGCGCAACCGTGCCGAGTGCATTGGAAAGATCGGCCAGCTTGGTTTTTCTGACACTATCCATTTTGCTAATGGTGTCAACCATGGAACTGGCAGTTTCAGGCGACAATGCCACAAGCTGCGCAAAGGCTTCCCGAGGGTCGGCCCCCTGCGTAACCGCCGCGCCAAGCTGCTGGATATGCGGGGCTTCCGGTGCAATGAACGTCTGCGGATTCACCGGCTGCTGTCCCGGCTGTCCCACGGGTGCCATTGCATCGGCGAACGAAGCCCCCTGAGCGACGGGAGGCAATGCGCCGGGCTGGTTTATATCGGGAGCAGCTTGCGGTGCTGTAGGGGCTGCTGGCGCGATTTGAGGCGTAAACGCATTGGTCGAGGCCCGCACAAAATCAGCCGCCTTGGCGTTGGCCATAAGCTGGCGCTGGCGGTCCTGCGCTGCCATGACGCCTTGCGCCGCAGCCGGATCATAAATCGACAGCTTCGCCAGTGCGTTTACGTCATTCGGATGCGCCAGAATGTCCGCCCGCGCTTCGTCCTGCGTCTTGGTAAGAGCAATCTGGTGCGCGCCGGAAAACCCCTGCATGAATGCATTGAACGGGTTGGCATTGGCAACCGGGCTGAAGTCAACGCTGATCGTATCGCTCATGGTCAGCCCCTCCCAACGCCATAGTCCCAACCGCCCATCCCAACGGAATTACCGCCAGACTTGTTGCCGTAGCTGGAACCGAAAAGCTGCGTTAGCTGACCCGCCGTGGAGCCCAGCGCATTTGACCAAGCATTGCCCGAGGCCACCGCCGCATTGCCCGCCACGCTCGCCGCGTTGTTGTTGTTTGACGATACCGCGTTAGCATAATTGGTCCCGGCGCCCGCCAGAGCATTAGTGGCCGAGAGCCCAACGTCCTGTTGCCGCTGAAGTGCCACCAGATAAGGCGAGAACGCATTCTGCACCGCCATGTTCTGACCGTACTGGGTTGCCGCCTTGATCGCCGCGCCGCTATCGCTCGCGCCCCTCAGTGCGAGGTTGTTATCAAGCGCCCGCTGCCCCTCATTAAACGCAAAATCATAGCCCGACGAATGGCGAAACGTGTTGAATGCGTTGTTGATCGCAGTCTTGTTTCCGCCGAGGCCGAGGAGCCCGTTAATCTCCACGCCCGCCGTATTGCCGCGATCCATGAACGGGGTAGCATTGGCCGTGTTGCGGTTATAAATCTGCTGCTGAAGCGCATTGTTTGATGCTGCGGCCTGCGCTGCTTTGTCTGCCGCGCTACCCGCAGCACTTGACGTAATAAGCGCGCCACCAATGCCAGCCACCGCCGTTCCAGCTACAAGAGCTGCTGCCAAACCCATATCAATGCTCCGTTAATTGCAGGCGGTATGTCTCGCCATGTTCCGCCGCGCCTAACCGGCGATACAAAGCCCCAATCCGAGGCCCCGAACCGCGTTTGCCGGCTTCCCAAAAAACCTCATTCACGCCGCGATCGCGCAATTCCTGAAGCGCGAACCGCTGAATCTTGCCGCCCAATCCCGGTAAACCTGGATCGGCGTAGAATGTCGTATTGGTTGCAGATAGGATGCCATCATTGACCAAAGATGGCGAAAGAACAGTCATCAGGTAGCCGAACATCCGGCCATTGCTGCGCGCGGTCACAATCTGCATTGCGCCGATACGTTCCAACGCATCAAATAACGCCCAGTTCTTGGTTTGCCATTCGCGCGGGTCTTCACCAACAATCGCGCAATGTTCTTCAAACAGCTTTTTGCCATCCTTGCGCCATGTAGCGCAATCTTCGACTTGAAGTGTGACGGTCTCAGGATCGGTAACCGGCTTAAGCACCAGTTCCTTCAACTCATAATGCTTTGCAACCGACGCCAGCTTTTCCAGTTGGGGCCGAAAAGCGACCGCGTACCGCGTCATCATGCGCATATCGCATTGCACGTTGACCGATGCCCACCGCGCCCAGTGCAAGCTATCATACTTGTATGGAAGGCAGTGCTCAAAAACCTTAGCGCAAATCGCCTCATCATTCAGTGCGTCAAATTCAACCACCAGTGCGCCCGGTATACGCTTTGCGGCTTGCCGGAGTTTTGCTTCAAGCCTGCGCATGACAGGTTCAGACGAAGCCGGATCAAACCCTAGCCGCACCAGACTTTCCACCACATCACGCACCGGACGCCGCACGATGACAACACGAACATCAGGAGCCAAACGAAGCAAGGTTCGCCACCATGGAGCCGCCGCCGTTTCAGCACTGCCCACATACCCCATGCCAATCCAAGTTTTTACATCATCGAGCGACCGCGCGTGCCGCAACTCCTCGTGGCCGCAAATATAGTCACCGTACGTCAGGAATTTAGCCAACCAAGCAGTGCGCGACCTTGGCAGGCCCAAAACAATGAACCTCATCCGTTAGTCATCTCCAAAGCACAGGAATGATTGCTTACGCGGCTTGATAACCTTGCGCGTTCCAGAACACGCTGGCGCTGGTCGTCCCGAGCTGGATGTTGACCGCCGTGGCCGCAGTGCCGCGCAGAGGCGTCGGGAAGTTGATATTCACCGGGACCACTGGGAGCGAAGCCGTCGTGGCGGGAAGCCATCCGGCCCAGAGTACCGTCGCGCCATCAAGGATCGCAACGTTGGTGCTGACCGTGGCCGAGTTGTTGAAAAGCTGGATCGCGGTCGTGTAATTGCGAACACCCGCCGCGCCCGCTGTCTTGACCACCGTGCTGGTCGTGGTTGCCAGAGGTGTAAGCCCAGACGTTGCCTGCCAATCGACTTCAGGAACCGCGTAGGGCTTCACCACTTGCGCGCCGCTCGTGGTCATAAAGATGTCACTCGCATCGCCCGCAACCAAGGTCGTATCGACCGCCGTGTTGACGCGGCCAGCCACACGAACCGGGCTGCCCGTTGATGCCGAGGAATGCGCCGTCTGGCCGTTGGCGAGTGTCGTGCAAAAAGCATTGACACCGAACACGTTCCCGGTCGGTGCCGTGCCATAGGCCGTGACCGTGCCTGTCAAGGCCGTGCCGTTATAGCTGGCGATGTCCGAGCGCAGCCCGCCGCCCGTGGTAAGCGATAGCCAGTTGGCCGTTGCGTTCGTGTAACCGGGGGCGGCGGTAGTAACCGACCCCATGGAAACGATGCCAGCCTGCCCGCCGATGGCCGTGGCAGCGGTCGTGCTGCCGGTCGTTGAAACTGTACCCGTGACCGCGACGGTGCCGATCTGGAACGTGCCGCCCGATGGCCCGATGTTCAGCGGGATCGCCGCCTGCAAAGCCGCGTTCCGTTTCTGCGTGAGCGAAACCGATGTGAACCCTGCCACGAACGTCGAAATGCGCGCCCGCACATAAGCTGCGGATGAACTGAAATTGAAAACGCCCGTGCCGTTCGAGGTGGTTACAGGACTTGAACCAACCACAGCCGGAATCGTCAGCAACATGACCCAGTTGGTATTGTCGTTTGACTGCTCGAACGAAACGGTATTGCTGCTCGCGTTCGCGGTGATGTGGAACGAACCGCCGTTGAACCCCGCATTCGCGACCGACACGATATTGGTTGCAGATGATGCGCTTCCGGTGGTCGTGAGGTTATCGAGGATATTGTCGGGGCTGACGTTGAGCGCCGATTGATTGCTGGCAAACGTCACCGCAAGGCTGTTTGCCATCGTGGTCTGGCCCAAAGCAGTCGGCAGCTTGGCAGACATTGCCGCCAGCGTGGTTTCCGTCGAAGCGCCCGTGGGAAGCGGCAGGGACGCCGCAGAGACAGCAAACGTGCCCGTGCCTGCATTGGCCGTCACCGTTCCCGAAACCGGCTGCGTAGCCTGCCAGAACGTGCCGGTAACCGCGACCGATCCGGTAACGCCCACATTTCCGCTGATCGGCTGCGTGACCGCCGAGCCATCCACCTTGACCGCCGTCATGGAGGACACGCCCTGAACCGTCACAACGGCTGCGTTCGGGCTTCCTGCGGTGCCGGTAGGTATAGGATTGTAAGCCATCAGATAACCTGCCAGTTCGCGTTGTCAGAGACGATGGTGATCGCCGTGTATTGAACAGAGGTCGCCGCCGTCGCGCCGCCGTCAATCGTCTGCCCGCCCGATGCGGAAAGCGTCATGGTCCCCGCGACCGTGAGCTTGAAGGTCAGCCGCGCAGCATTGCCCACCGCCGTGGGAAGCGTGACCGTCACCGCAGCCCCCGTCACAAGGATTACATTGTCGCCGCTGGTTGCCGTCTCGGTGTACGAAACGTTCCGCGTTGTGACCGTGTAGCTATAGCCACCACCGCCGCCCGGGGGTGTGGCCCATGTTCCATCCGCCCGGAGAAACTGCGTTGTTCCGCCAGGATATGGCAGCGACATGACCCCGGTAGCGGAATCATAAGACAGCGGACTTGTCGCGCTGATCGCCGCTCTTGCTCGAGCGTCGGTAAAGTAGAGATTGGCTCCTTCCGCTATATTTGACGTGTTGAGATCGTAAGCCGTGGCCGAAGTAACCCGCCCACGTACATCAACCGCAAGCGAAAGCGTCTTGCTATTGGCCCCGTATGCCCCCGCCGTGATGCCGCTTGCCGAAAGGCTTTCGACCAACCCGGAAAGCGAGTTATTCCACCACTGGACAAAATAGTTATTCGGGACGCCCGCCTGATCGACAATCGGAACCGACTGCGAAAGGCTGGGAACCTTATACACCGCGCCCGCCCATCGGCTCGTTCATATGCAAAGACTGCACCGTAAACGGCGCTGCGTCCGTAGTCCGAAAGTCCAGCACCGCGCCCATGTCATACAGGCCCAAGCGCCGCCACATGGCCCGCTTGCGGTACTCCCCGCGCTTGCCCAAATCCGTCTGAACGAACGGGCTCCACGTCTGGCTTCCATCGCGGCTCAGGGACAACTCCACCACGATAGGCGACGTGTCCCCACCGACCCCGCCTTGCGCATCGAGAAACAAGTTATCAATCTGCACCGGCCCCGGCAGCATAGCCGTAAACCGCCGCTCAATTGCCGCGCCCGCATCTGCAATCGCGCCTTCATCAAGCGTCAGGACGTTACCCGCCTCATCGCCGAATACAGGCTCTATCCCGTTGGCCTGCCCGCACACCGCGCGCCAACCGTCAAACCCGATGGTCGAGAACTCCAACCATTCCTGCGTTTGGAAATCATATGCAAGCGTCATGCCATTTAGCGAAAGCACAAGGAACGTATGCCCCCGCCAGATGAACGTGAACAGGTACGCCGTCCCGCTTTTGGCAATCTGTTCCTCTACGCCGTTGTCTGAAATGCGCTGTGGCGTTGCCGACCGGCGATACACAATCCCATCACTGCCAACCCAAATCAGGGTATTATCAGCATAAACCGCCGCGCCCGTATTCAAGACGCCCTTGCTGTAGGTCAGCCCGTCAATCCGCGTGAACGGGAGATCGGCAGCGCCCGAAGGATTGGCCTGCCAGAACTCAATCCCACTTTCGCCCAGCAAAGCAATCTGATCGTTCGACACAACCACATCTAGCAGGTTATCCGGCCTGCTGGTTGCCGCCGAGTAATTCAGGGCAGGCCATGACGTGCCATCGTTCGAGGCCGACCAATAAAGCCGCTGTGTACCGTCCCGAACCGCCAGAAAGAACGTGTCGAAAACAGCCACCGCCCGCACCCGCGCGCCGTCAGGAAACGCGATAGTGGAAAGCCCCGTCTTATCGACATGGTAGAGGCTTCCGCCGTTGCAAAACACCAGCTCATAAGCGGTGCCTGCAAACCTTGCGGCCCTGTCCGCTTGAGCCCCGATGATGCCCGTCAGCTTATCGTTCAGATAAACACCGTTTCCGGCAAGGCTCACCACAGAACCCCCGAGAACGCCCGGTTCGCAATAGATCGCTTGAACCGGCGCACCGAGATTGTAAGCAGCCTTGAGGCCTGGACGCGGGAGAAGAACAATCTTTTCACTGGCGGCAGGCGTTTGCTCGACAATCAGATTCCGCAGCCGCAATTCCGGCAGAAAGCCCGCATCGCGCTTGTAGCTGCCGAGCGCGAAGGGAACAATCATCAGAAATAGTCCTGCATCGCCGCAACACGGGTTGAACCATATCGCGACGAAAGCCCCCACTTGAATAGCGAGGCTTCACGCTCAACACCGGGCGAAGTCTGCGCGCCGTATTCATCGGCCAGCTTTTGCGCGAGGCACGACACAAAACCCGTAACGCCACGATCTGAAAGAGGCGCATTTCCCGCAGCTTCAAGCGCGCTGATCGGCAGCCAAGCCCGCGCATGGGCATCGTACAGATACCGCGCCGAAGCCCCGTCCTCGACAACCTCAATGCACGACAGGTCACGCGGGGGACGATTGATCGTCACCTGCAACGCGCTCCACGTCCGTTCATCCGGCCATGTGGGGTAATAAGTGCCCTGCGTCTGGTTGGAATAAGTCAGAGGTAATGTGATCGTATAGCCGCCGTCATTGTTCACCCGGTCCTGTTCGCTAGCCGTGTAATCCGAGGTCGGGATTACGTCATTCAGCCGCCCGAAAAGGCCGGTGCTGCACCAGAGATCGTACATGCCCTGAAGCGCCCGTAGGCCGTCCTCAAGTTCATTGCCCTGCGGAGTTTCGCCCGCACGAAGTAGCCGAAGCCGCATCATGGCAAGGCGCACAACTTCCACGCACGACAGCGCGGAGGTATTCAAAGGCGCATCAGTTACAACCGCCATAAATCCCCCGCCAAAGAAGGAAGGGCCGAGAGTTTCCCCCCGGCCCAACTATCAGGAAGCGCCGCCTTCCAGCGTATAGAACACGGTCAGGGTGACAGTGCCCGCAGCGCCGGTTGCAGCGTTGTTTGCCGCCGTGCCGGTGATGACCGTATCGGCAGCGTACTGGTATTCCTCACCACCCGCCGCAATCGCGGTCGAGAGCGTACCGGCCTGCGCAACGGTCGAAGCCGCGAACAGACGCGAGGCCGAGCCGCTGTCACCGATATTGAGGGTGATTGTCGGCGAAACGTTGGTGTCCATGTCATCCGCCTTCAGAACGGCAAAATGGACGCGGCTGTTCTTCGGCATGGTGAAGAAGTTGAGGGTATCCGAAGTGGACGGCGCAGCCGTGCACGAAACGGTAGCGGTCATAACCAGAACCGAACCAGCCACCCCGTAGGACTTGGCAGGAGCGTTGTTGGTGTAGGCCGAGGACGAATAAGTGGCCATTGTTTATCTCCAAAAAAGGGCCGAGCGTTAACCCGGCCCTACATCATCACGAATCGGCGGCAGCGCCCACGAGGACCGTAACCATGCCGTTCTGCTTGCCGTTGAAGTTGATCTTCTTGACGCCAAGAAGCTCTTCAATTGCGCAGCCAGGACGGAAACCGTAGTCCTTGATCATGTCGGTGCGCATGGTGGGAAGCTGACCCCACGCAATACCGGCAGCGCCAGTACCGCACACAAACACCGGGCGAACGTCAGCCGACGAACCACCAGCGCCGTCATAGATACCCGAAGCCGTGGCCCAAAGATCGATTTCCGGCACTTCATGGTGAATGATACCATCATAGATGATGTCGCCGTCCTGGAAGATCGGGTTCTTCATCATGCCGTCACCTTCACGAGCGCGCGCGTTGGTGTTGGCCGAAACGATGGTGCTATCCGCCTTGAGATCGCGGAACGAACGCGAGCCGTGGAACGCGACGAAGAACTCGTAACCGCTATCGGTCTTGTACGGACGGATATGCGGGTCAGCGAGCTTCGCAATGCGCTTGGCAAGGCTCATGTTCGCAGCCGATGCCTTCATAGCAGCGGTGACGTTGCCCATGGCGGTAGCCCACGTAGCCGAGTAGTTCGACTTCGTGTTACCGAATAGGAGACGGTCCGAGTTCGCAGCGCAAAACGTGTTGCGGTTGGCAGCGGTCGAGGCAAGCGCCGTAACCGTGGTGCCGCTGGTGTCCGTGATGAACGAACCGAGCGCGTCGGTAATATCATCACGCAGCTTTTCCGCTTCCCAGACCTTCAGCGCGTCCTTTGAAGCGTTCCACAGGTCGATTTCCGTCTTGAAGGATTCCGACTTGGGGACACGCACGCCGTTGCGCCGCCAATCAATGCTGATCGGCATGTTGAAGTTGGTAAGCGATTCTTCGTTGCCGTCCAGCGGGGTCGAGCCGGTGACGCCCGACGACTTGAGACGGCCAATGAACGGGATGTTGATCGTTTTACCGGCTTCGCGCTGAAGCTGGTCATAACGGGTCAGGATGATGCCCGACTTGTTCCCGTTGTTGGTGTTGGTCATGTAAGGAAGATAGTTCGACAGGCGAACGTATTCCTGGAAGTACTGGTTCTGCCAAACCTGCTTTACAGAGGCAGATGCAAGTGCGATTTCAGCCATTGTCCATTATCCTGGGATGGCAGCCGCGTATCCGCTTTCGGGGTCAACCACTTGCTGCGTCACACCGCCCGCCGATGGGGTCGATGCAATGGAGCGCGGTACGGCTGCGGGAGGGGTTGGTGCCGCTGCGGGAGCGGCTGCGATTTGTGCCTGCGCAGACTTCCAAGCCTGAAAAGCCTTGAAGTCATCGGCACTGACTTGCGATGCGATCTGGTCGCGCTGATATGCCTCGATGGCATATCCGTAAGGGTCAGGGTTGCCCAAAACTTCAGCCTGAAACGCCGGATTGCTCTGGAAACGGGACATTGCCCATTCTTTCGCAGCGTCGGTAATCTCCGGCCCGTAATGACGGCGCGCGGCGGTTTCCGACATGTTGAGCCGCGTATCCAACACCGTCTGCTGCACCTGCTGCATAAGGTGCTGCTGATATGCGTAAGGATCGGCGGTAGGATCGGGCAACGCAACCTGCTGCTGCGTTTCGCGCAGAGCCGCCAATTGCCGTTCCAGTTCCTTGCGCTTTTCCCGCTCATCCAAAAGCGCCGTAATCGGGATATGTCCCGGTTCAGGCTTAAGGTCCGGCTTTGCTTCCGGTTCAGGTGCGGGGGCTGGCGGGGTTTCCGCAACAGGCTCTGCAACAGGTTCCGGGATAGCTACCTGCGTTTCTACGGCGGGCACGGTTTCAGGTTCGGGCGCGAGCCCGTCAAAGAAGTTGTCGGTGTCCATGAGTTCCTCAACGCCCGTCTATGTCGGCGGCACATAATCGCCCGAACCTCGGCGGCAGGACATTGCTTGCATCGCAATGCGGGAAGTCATCGCCCGTTAAGGTCGGCGGCACCTATCGCCATGTCCCGAGCGTCCCCGGAACACGTCAAATTCTGTTAAGCTGCACCCTTTTCTGGCGCGTGCTGATTAGCCAAGCGTTCAAGCGACTGCGCAACCATCTGTTGCTTTGCAAGCAAGCGGTCAGACTGCATCTGCGCCTGCTGCATCCCAGCCATAACACCGGCCTTGAATAGATCATTCTGCGGCTGCTGCGCCTCAATAGCCGTACGGACCTGCAAGTGCTGCGCCTGCGCCGCTCTGTGAGCCGCGCTGGCCTGCTTTTCCTGCACATCGGCTTGCATAGCCGCCTGCTGCATCTGCGCCTGCGGGTTAGGCTGTTCCGCCTGCTTTTGCATGGCCTCGATAATCTTGCCCTTGCCGGGGAGCGAGGAAGCCTGAAGCAACAAGATAGGATCGATCGGCACGCCGTTGCGGCGAAGCTCGACCAGCGCCATGAATTGCTCTTGCTCCATGTTTGCATTGTGCGGCGTGGTGTCGAGCGTGATGTCCACATCCATTTCGCCAAGCGCGTTCTTGTAGCCGAGAACAGGCTTCACAATCGCAGGCATTCCAGATGCCGGATCAACGCCAATCTGAGGCGGTCCATATTCCGGCTGATTGATGCAGACGTACTGTGCCGCCCCCGCGTCATCGGTCACGCGCACGTAATCCGGCGCTTTCCAGAATTGCTTGGCACGCGACCACATCTGGCGGTAAATCCGCAGTTCCCAGCTTTCAATCCCACCGAGGACTACAGCCAATTCCGTCAAACCGGCATTCTGGCGCACAAGCTGCGCACGCCCGCTTTCCTCATTGCCCAGACGCCCGAGAATAGCCGGGTTAGGTGCGAGCCGCTGAATATCAAGCTTGGCCGTTTCGAGTAACTGAATCTGGATCGCCGCCACATCATTCATGGCAACCGGCTTCCAGCCAATCGGGATTACCCCGTCAGGCTTGGCAGCCTCAGAGCGCACGGTTTCCGCATTGGCATTCAGTGCCAGTTCGTTTTCCGCAAATACCTGGCGATTGTTCAGAATGTGGAGCAGCTTGGAATGCCGCTTGTTCACTTCATCCTGAAGCGGGCGCATGTCCCGCACCACGCCATAGCGGTTATTGTCCCGATCCACGAAGCACGATTGCGCTTCAATCGGATTCGAGGGCTTGCCGTCAAGGTCAAGGTAAGGCGACGGCCCTTCCTCTAGCAGCTTGTCGCCATAGAACACGCAGCGCGCCCATTCGCCGGTGTCGTTGTAATACATTTCGACCAGCATGACACGGCGCAGCTTCTTGTCGTACCACTGGCCGTTTTGCGCGTGCGGACGATCCATAAATGAAGGATCAAGCGGACCAGAACCCCAGGCATCAATTGCGCTGTCAACGTCCCCAGCGTCGGGATACATGCGCTTCAGGCTGTCCGCATAAATCCACTTGGCAATACCCATATAGCGGGCATCCTTCAAATCCTTACGCCGAGCGCGCGGATCATAGAAGAACTCTTCCCAGCGAATCTGAGTAACCGGAACCGAGCCCGAGCCGTCACCCTCGACAATCGCGGCGCAGGTGCCTTTCGTCATGTAGTCGCCAGCGGCTTCCATGCGAATTTCAGCAAAGGCAGTCTTGTCCGAAAGATAGCGCAGCACCTTGGTTGCTACGCCTGCCGTTTCATCGTCATCGGGATTGCGGCCCCAAGCCTTGGGATCGGTGCGGCCTTGCTTCAATACCCCAAGAATGCCCAGCACAGCCTGCCTGACAACGTTGTTCGTCGTGTCGGGTTGCTTCCGCAGGGCAAGCGCGCGGCGCTCCGTAGGGGTCCATTGGTAGCCGTGGAAATAGTCGTCGTCGATCTCGCAATCGCGGCGCGCTTCCGCCGTCATGTCGCGCGCTTCCATGAAGCGGCGCTTCAAGGTGACAAGCGTTTCCTGCCCCACGTCAGGAGCAGCGGTCAAACTATCCGCCAATCGTTCTCTCCCGATCTATCGCGCTGGAAATAACCGTCCGAAGGATCATTCGGCGGCGGCGGCGGTATCTTCAAAATGGCAGGATGCGCCTGATCTATCGCCCGCCCGATCAAACTGGCCGTGTCCACATCATCGTCATGCTTGCCAGCGGGAAACACCAAAAACTCCGATATGTCCGCGCCGCGCTCAAACTTGACCCGGCCACTCGCCGCCATGGCTTGAAACGACCGCGCCCGCGTCGGCTTGTCATTGACACTGGAAAGCCATTCCAACCGGCAGAACACCGAGCGTTCCCGCATCCGGCGCTTCAGCATCGGTTCGATAGCCTTTTGGATAACCCCGCCTTCACCGAACCACGCCATGGGCCGGTATTTATCTATCAGGTCAATCTTGCGCTCAATCCATACGTCAGAGGTTGACTGTCCGCGCCAACCGTCAACGCGATAGATGTTGCCTTCGTGATCGACGCCCCAGAGCCGATGAACAGTGTAGTCCCCGCCGTTATCGGTGACGGCATAGTCACTCGTTCCATAGTAGCGGACTTGCGGGAGTTTATCCCACGTTCCGAACCATTCCCTTTGGAAGAACGTCCCTTCATCGGGTGCCGGCCTTTGTTGATAGAGACTGGTCCACGTGCGCGGATTGCGCTTGAACGGTTCCCAGTGCGAATAACTGAACCATTCCGGCCAGAGCGTTTCACCCGGCTTGCGCCCTAACGGATCGGTCGGATGTTCGGCCAAAGCAGGGCAACAAAGCACATGCCACGTCCGCCCGTCGCGGCCCTCAAAAACCCCGCTTTCACCAGCCCAATCTTCCGGCAAAATGCGGCCCGCAGGATCGTCCTGGTGCCAACGGGTCAAAATCATCATCTGCGGCGCGCCGGGAATCAGACGCGAACAAAAATCATCTATGTAAGCGTCCCAAGTCTTATCGCGGATTGTCTGACTTTCCGCCGCTTCGCGCCCCCGAATGGGATCGTCCAAAATGCCAAGCGCCGCGCGATTGCCGGTCAGACCTGAGAGCAAGCCACCAGCCATGAACTCGCTGCCATTTGACAACGCCCATTCATCCGCCGCGCTCTGGTCCCCCTTAAGCTCAACCTCCATCAGGTTGGCAAAAGACGGTGACTTGATTAGCTGCCTTGCCCTTCGCCCCTGCTTTTTAGCAATGTCGCTTGCATAGCTGGCGAGGATCACATTCCGCCGCGCAAACTTGGCCATGAACCACGGCACGAACACAACGTCCGCATAAGTGGACTTGGCCGAGCCAGGGGGGAACAGAAGCATGAGGTTGGGGATTTGCCCCACCGCCAACGCCTGCATTTTCCGCAGCATCAGTTCATGGTGCGCAACCAAGCTATCAAGCCGGATCGTGCTGAACGTGTCCACTTCATCATCATCGCTAAGCGGCACAGTCGGAATATCGACCATGCACGCAAAACGCCTTACATCCCGCCGCGCCAATTCCCGGCGAGCGGCGATCACATGCTCCCGATCAAATCCTGATTGATGCGAGCGCGCTAAGCTGTTCATCCGATAGCCCGCTTAAATCGAGCTTGTTTTTGACAGGGATTGGCGCGCCGTCAGGGCCGCTGTGTTCATGCTTGCGGGCTTTGTCGTCGCTAAACGCATTCGACAGCTTTCCCAGATACCACCGCTCAGCATCAAACGCCAATCGGCCCTTTGTCGCGTCCTCAGCCGTTTTTGCCGCAATCACGGCGTTTTCTGCGCGGATCATGTAACCGACCTCGCGCGCGCGCGTTATCTGCGCAGCAAACAGCGGATCGTCATTCATCCAATTCTGCACTGAACGAACAGACGGCATGTCATCTGCCTTGCACACCTCGACAAGGCTGCGACCTTCAGCAAGCCGCTCGCAAAGCTCTTCGCGAACAGCGTCCTTATAGGAACCGTCCATTGCGATTGGCCTCTTGTGATATTCGCCCGTCACACTCGCACCGATTGCCCCTCAAAGCTTGGGCTCGCATAATGCTCAGGCGGGGACGGGCAGGGCCGGAGCCCTAACAGAAACGCCCGCAACCATTTCGGCGCGGGCGCAATTCGGATAATCCTATTTCGGCATTTAGCAAATGCAAGTCAGCCTGTCAACACTTCCAAAGCATCAAGCGCGCGGCGCATCTGCGCTTTCACAACAAGCGGAGCCGGCAACTTGCGGTGCTCATGCCAAATCGCAGTATCAAGCCATGTCGGCCCATGATCGGGATGCACGTCAATCACAAGCTGATCGAATGCGCGGCGCACATCGCGGCCCATGCGGTTGACCACGTTCAAGCATTCCGTCAGCCATTCTTCACGGCGCTTAACCTTGGCCTGATCAATCTGCTCGACGTTGCCGTGTGTCCGGTCACCGAGCGCGCATTGATACCGGCCCTGTTCAAAGGCTACCCAGTACGCCCCACTTATAGCCCTGGCGGTATCAAGCAGCGCCTTGGCTTCATTCCCCTCGCCCAGCAGACCGGCCCTGTAAGCCCTGCCGATAGCATCACATCCATCGGGACCGTAAAGCGCCTGCATAGCCTGTACGCGCTCTGTGCCACGATCCAGAGGGGTAATTAGGCGACCGGACTTTGTGCGAGGTCCAGCTTTGCGTTTGCGTCCTGCCATCATTCCGCCTCCTTGACTGCGATCACATCGAACGGGCTTCCATCGTGAATCCAGACCAGTTGGCTGGCCGTGTAAGCGTTGGCGCGATCAACGAAGCCGTTTCGGAATTGCACCTGGTACTTCATCGTTTGATCCTTTGGGCCTTGCTTGCCAGAGACTAGGCGGAAACCGGGGGCGGGGATTGGATCAGTCGGTGAGCCCATCAGGCCCCGTCAGTTGTGCGCGGTTCTGCATGGCAAGCACGCTGGGCGACGGTGAATTGCGCAGCAGTGGTGTTGCTGTTCCGTTGTGCGCTGCCAGAAACGGATGACCCCAATCGTAGCGATCCTTCGGCTTCATCAGGTCAAGGCATTCGCGGATCGTCGGGAAGAACGTGCAATTGGCCTTGAGCAGCTTGGTAAGCTCGACAAACCCTTCTTCGCTCAGGTACTGCAAGCTTTCGTAATACTCGGCAATCAGCCACTTTTCGGATTCGGTGTCGCCGGTATCCTTACAGCGAAAGAGAAGCGCCCAGCGTTGGTATTCGCGGACAAACGCCCGCTTATGGCCCGAGGAATGCAAGGGCTTCGTCTGCCGCGCGCTGCCTTGCGCTTCGGTGATCTGCGCCGCTAGTTGTCCGAATTGGTTTGCCATTGCCAAATTTCCTGTTGTTCAAAACCCAAGTTGACCAGGCCGCTTGCCAATCCACAAAACAGTCACCCTTCTTCCGATGATGTGCGCGGAAGTGTTCAAGCTGGTGCGCCCGTTCGCCCGGCGGCCAACCATCCTCGACAGCGCGGCTCTTGGTGCCCGCGCCAAACGGTTCAGGCTCAAAATCATCCGGCAGCGGATGGGCTTGCGCCTTCTCTCTCTTAGTTTTGACGGTTCTTGATGGTTTGGGTGCAGATTTTGCGGGGGTGTCCGGAAAATCTTGCGGGGGTGCAGATTTTGCGGGGGTGCAGATTTTGCGGGGGTCCAATATGTATTTGGCACTAGTCCCGTTCCGGCAATCGCGGCGAAAATACCCATTTTCTTCCAGCCAGCGCAAAGCCATCTGCACAGTGCGCTCGCTCTTGCTAGTCTTGCGGCACAATGTCGCTACCGATGGCCAGCACAAGCCCTCATCATTGGCATGGTCGCAAAGACTCATCAGCACCATCTTTTCGGTGGAGCCGATGTCCAAATCCCATGATGCAGAAAGAAGCTTGATGCTCATTTGCGGCGCACCACCCATTCGCCGATTTGCGCTGCGCAACCGCGTGCGTCTCGATGAATTTCGCTGCCAGAAAAGCGCATGACGGGAATGCCTTGTGACGCAAACCAACGGTCACGCCGCTTGTCGCGACTCACCTGATCCGGCGCCGTATGCCATTCACGCCCATCACACTCGACAGCGAGGCGCTCGCATGTGAAGCTATCAATAACGACAATATCGGCGCGATACTTGCCAATCCGAACCTGCGTCCGAGCAACGTACTTTTCAGTCAGGTCATTGTGGAAAAGCCAGCCCCGAATTGCCTGAAGCAACTTCAATTCAATCGGGCTCTCGGTATCGGTGTCATCATCGCCAGCCAGCGCGCAAAAAGTCTGGCCTATCCAACGTTCCCGATGAAACGATTTACGGTCGCCGCGTTTACCTTGACACGGAGTCTTCGCTGGTGCGCCACACTTCGGGCAATGCCGGTCATAAGCGTGCGTCACGCCAGCGCCTCCACAAACACATGCAGCCCCGGCAC